ATAGGTCTATTCCAATATACCATACCACCATCTTTAATATCTTTACTTCTAACATAATCTACATTTTTACCTAACCATTTAAACTCTACAAACAATCTAGGTGCAGGATCAAAATTAGGTTTTGTATATACATATGTTTCAAATTTACCTAGTATATTATCAATAGGTGCAAATAGATTATTTAATTTAGGATTAATCCACTTCTCATTATAAGTTACAATACCGTGATCTGGATATTTGTGTATGTGTTTTTCTATTTCTTTATAGTATATTTCATTTGTACCTAAAAATAAATGTTTATATTGAATATTCCGTTTTACAGGTTTATATAAATCAAAAAGAATTATCTTTTCATATTGCGTACCTACGCCATTAGGATAAACATCAAAGTCGCATAAGTCATAAACTTTTTTAGGTTTAAAATATTCCAATGCTAAAGGATATTCTTTAGGATGATTTTCTGAATATACTGCTATAATTTTATTGCTAAATAGTAAATGTAGAGATAACTTTTGATATGTCTTATAACTCTTTATATCTTTGTATGCTAAAGTTATCATACTTCTACCTAACACTAAAGTTATTTCATCTGAACCTGGTGTATAATCATCAAAGATAATATTTTTGCAAAACTTATATTGGTCATTGATTGACTTGATATATTCTTCGTTAGTGTGTTTTGGATTGGGTATAATAATTAATTGTGATTTAATACCTAAGGCATTTAAGGCACAACAATGCTCATAACTATATCTTAATAGACCATCACCAGGTTTGCTTGTACATACTATATTAATCATATATTATTATATCATATTTTTGTTAAAAAATCAATGCTATGACGCTATTCTATGGTTATCCTGTGCATAAGGCGTTTATCCATTCTTTCAAAGGCGTGTCTTTTGTGTATTGTTAACCATTGTTCACTTAAAACTAAATCTCCGTCTTTCCAATGATGATCGTATCTATACTTGTCTTGCAATATGTGTGTTTTTAAATACTCAAATAAGTCTTTAGGTATTCCATCCATTATTTGATTGAAAGGAAAAAACAAACCTACTTGACCATATTCGTTTGTATAAACTAAATCATAACTTAATTCTTTATTATGATGTTCAAAAAATGTAGGGTCGTCTGTATAACCACCTTTTTTAAATCCACAAGTGAATTTGATTTTACTACATTGTTTTTTAATGTCTTCAGGTAAATCTTCATAAGCTTTTTTATTATCAATCCAACTAGTTATACTACCTTCACTACCTTTGGCTGCATAAATCCAAACAAGGGATGCTCTATCTTTATCACTAGGTTTATTTGCGTGCCAATCTAATGTTTCTTTATGTCCAAACAATGCGCCTTTAGTTACGTGCATAACTCCTTCAGCTTCAACATTAAACTTTTTTGCTAATTCTTCTTGTCTTTGATTTATAGGTTTTTTTACTTTGCCGATAGTTTCTGCTAAACGCATTTCTTCTTTAGGTGTAATCTGACCTAAATTGGTTACATATATTAATTTTGTAAATATTTCTTCTCTAGTTATATTAAAGTTTGTGGACATAAGCTCTGGATAATAATCTCTTTCCTGTTACATTCTTATTAGGTGTTCTTCTATGTAAACAAGTTAAGTTATTTGACATAACCATTCTTCCTGTTTTCCATTCTATTTCTTCTATAGGATTTGAAAATACAGCGTCTTTCAATTCCTTTATTTCATCTTCAGGAGCGCTTGATAACGGACACCATCTTGTATAATATCCAATATCATCTTTTAATATAAGATTTCTTTTACCTTTATATGTTCTTTTTAAGTATAGTCTTTTATGTGATTCTTTTTCAAACTTAAAAAAAGAACCTTCTTCTATTGAATTTCTAAAATCATAACCTTCAACATAATCAATATATTTAAGAGCAACACTTTCTGGAATACGAGTTGATATGTATTGTGTTGATGGACAATTATCATCAGCGTATTCACACCATAGTGCTTGCCATTTAGGTTGGTTTTCTATTTGAAGTCCGTCTTGGTGCCATATTTGTTCAGTAACTTCTGAAGTTTGTTTATTAGTTATTTGTGGTAAATCAATTTCTGTATCTACTTTACCATACTTAACCAATTCTTCTATAAATTGTTCTTTAGTGTGTATATTATCTATGATTTGAGTATCAGACATACTTCCTGCTTTGTGTTTCTAATTTGATGGAGTCCTTCAAGTCTTTTAAAATACCAACCTTTTGGTAAATGTTTTTTAGCTTGTTGAATAGTTAACTCCATAGTTTTACCTCTTCTTTTATATAATTCAGTAGACCAAAATAATTTTTTAAATCCAATTTCTTCAGCGACTTTAATTTGAAAGGGTGCTAAATATTCCCACAAATACCTAACTCTTTTTTCTCTTAAAGCGTATTGTCTATATTTAGGCGTAACATAATATCTGCTATTAACTCTTGCTGTGCCATCATACCAATTTTGCAATCCACTAAATGCTACTATATCATCTTCATACATAACCAAATTAAAGGTTAGCATATCTTGTAGTCTTAAATTTTTTAATGTGTAATTGTTTTTTAATCTATCACTACTTTTTTGTATATCATCTAATAACCATTGTGGTGGTGTATCTTCAATTACTCTAAACATTATGTAAAATATCTTTCTATTATAAAACCTGATATATCATATTTATCAAGGTAAATTTTCTTTGGATTTCTATGATGTTTGTCGTGCCAACCTTCACCAGCTGTTAATATATTAATAAACATATTCTCAACAGGTTTATTATCTCTATGACCTAAAGCATTAAATGATCCATATCCAATATGACCTAATATGTAAGGTATTAAAACTAATATTAAAAACAATTCTAAACTTATTAAAAGAGTTATAACAGCGAATGATATGTGTAAAGTTTTCCAATGTTTATGAAAAAACATAACACGAGGATTTTTTAATACATCTTTTATATAAGTTTTAGGTATTCTATCCACGTGCCAGTTATTGAAAAATATATTCCAGAAACCTTTGTGTGTTGGAGAATGAGGATCGTTTTTTGTATCAGAATATTTGTGGTGCATCCTATGAGCACCAATCCAACCTAGTGGTGATTTAACACCTGCTAACATAGATAGAAATAGACTTATAGTTTCAAAAGTATTTGATACTTTTTTAAATTGTTTATGTGAAAAATATCTATGTAGACCGATTGTAGGTCCAAAGATTGCTATAATTTGATACCAAACAAAACCTAATAATAATATAATAAAGATACTCATATCTATTTACTAAATTAAACTTCGGAATGTGTAATAGTTAAAGTTATTCCGTGAGACTCATTATAAGCTCTTCTAAAATTTCCGTCTTCAATTTTTCTTGGATCTGCTAAAAATTCTGTACGATCTGAAGCGGAAGCAAAAGTTTCCTCAAAGGTTTTTGTATTGCCATCATAATTTGATGAAATGTTTTCTATTTTTCCACTATCTACAAATTCCTTATGAAGTTCTTTTAATGAATCCGTAGAATCATAAAATTCTTTATCATCTGGTTTTACGCTTACTAATTTTACTTTTATTGCCATAACACTATTTATACTCCTTTTACAAACAATTTTTTGTGTACAATCTCACTTATAGATGTACCAAAATATTTATTAGGTTTAAGTTTATCTGTTTCTTTATCGTAATCTAACCAAGGTGTCAATCCTATTACAATATTAATTCTAGGTTCTTTTGTTTCTACTTTTTTTATTATAGTAGGTCTGTGAGGTAATCTTGTATTCCACAAGTATGCTTTGCCTACTTCTAATTGATATATTTTATCTTTCCATTCTATAGCATATTCATCACTAGTTTGTAAAGGTATATTAACTCTTAATAATTGACAAGTAGGTTCATCTATATGCCAACCTCTATCGTTAGGTTCTTCTTCATATCCAAAAATATATGCAACTCTACTCCTAGATATATGAAAATTAAATCTATCTAAAAAGAAACCTAGATGTTCTTGTATTGTTTCATCTATCTTTCTAAAACCGAATGTATCGTAGTAAGTATTTTTTAATTTGCTATAATCACCAATTTCCTCATTTTCTAAACTAAAATACTGATCTAGTAATGGTGATCCCCAAACTTGACCATATCTACTTTCAGATTTATCAAAAAATGTAGGGTTATAAGTTAGACCAAAACCTTTATATTTTTGAGATGATTGATGTTTAGTTCTCCAACTTGTAAGTCCTACTAGACTTTCTATTTCTTTAACACCTTTTAGTATTTTATCTGCTGGAGGAAGGCCTAATTCTTCTAAAGTATATTCATTCCAACCAAAATCATCTTGTTTTTTGTCTGCTTTTTCAAAATAAGAAATCACTTCATTTATCATATAACCTTATTTATGTGGTATAAATATACCTATATATTATAACAAAGGAGTATATAATGGCTATATTAATAGACGGAAAAACATATGACGAAACATCTTTTAGCATAGAGTTACGAAATAAAATCGTAGCTAGGCAAGAGATTGAAGCGTCAAAAGTAAGACACAATGTAGAATTGGAAAAAATTGGAGTATTGACTGAATTTTATAATAAGAAAATACTAGAATTAATGGAAAAAGAGAAAGTTCAACCAATAAAAGACGCAGATGGCAGCAATAGCTAATTTAATAATAGATCAAGGTGCTAATTTTAGTTCGGATGTAACCGTAAAAGACGCAAACGGAAACGCATTTGACTTAACTGGCTATACGACACAAGCCAAAATGGCAAAAGGTTATGCGTCAACAAGAACAAGAACATCTATGACTTCAGTAATTGCTACAGACGCTACTTCAGGAGTAGTTGCTTTGTCAATGACGGCAACTCAAACAGCAGCTTTAGACGCAGAAAGATATGTCTATGATGTAGAGATTACAAAGACTGATACTGGTACGGTAACTAGAGTAATTGAGGGGTTAATAACGGTCAGACCCAATGTAACTACATAATAAAAGTATTATAAATATAACAAAAGAGAGAGGTTTATGGCAAGTATTACAGCGAAAATTAATGCTTCTACTGGAAGCGGACCCAAAAAAGTTTCAGTAACCCTGCCTTCTGGTACTTCACTACAAAATAGTTCTCTCTCATTAAAATTATTAGGTGATGTTGACGTAACTTCTTTAGATGATGGTGCATTATTGCAATACAGAGCTAGTGATGGTAAGTTCGTAAGTAGAAACGAAATTGTTACCACTACTGGAACTTTAACATTTAACGGCGGATCATTTTAGAGAGTAATATATGGCAACGGTAATACAGATTAAAAGAAGTTCAGCAACTTCAGCACCAGGAACACTTAAACTTGGTGAATTAGCATACACATATGGAACAGGCGCACAAAATAACCTAGGAGATAGAATCTTTATAGGGGAAGGTGGCGTTGACGGTAACGGTGACGCAAATAATGTATCAGTAATCGGAGGTCAGTATTTTACAGATATGTTAGACCACGTGAATGGTACTCTAACAGGAAATTCAGCGATCATAGCAGACGCTAACTTAGCAATAGATACTTTGAATGTAGGAAACTCACTTACAAGTGGTGGGGAAGTAAGATTTAACGAAGGTACTAATAACGGTACTAACTACATAGGAATTAAATCTCCTAATGCAGTAACAGCTTCTCAAACTTTTGTTTTACCTGACGGCGACGGTACTGCTGGTCAGTTCTTAAAAACTGACGGATCAGGAAATTTAGATTTCACAACCGTTAATCAATTTATTAATTTAGCAGGTGATACAGGTACAGATACTTACAATACTTCAGAAACATTAAACTTTTTAGGTACTGGTGGTATGACACAAACGGTTACTGATAATACGGTAACGGTAACTGCTACAGCATTAACAAATGCTAACTTATCTGGTACTGCTGGAATTACAAATGCTAATTTAGCAAATCCAACAACAACAATAGGTAGTTCAGTATTAACTTTAGGTTCTACTGAAACTGATATTGCAGGATTAACTTCTTTAGTAGTAGATGATATTACAATTAACGGTCAATCACTTACTACAACAGCAAGTAATAAAGATATTAATTTATCGCCACACGGAACAGGAACGGTAGTTGTACCAAGTGGTTATGAAGATAGAGCAGGATTTACAGACAATTCACTTGCAAACAAAATGTATGTTGACCAAGTTGCTCAAGGTTTAGATACTAAACCTTCTTGTAAACTTGCAACAACAGCTAACTTATCAGCAACTTATTCAAATGGTTCTGCTGGTGTTGGTGCAACACTAACTAATTCAGGTACTCAAGCAGTATTAGTTTTAGATACTCAAGCTGCAAATGTTGGTGATAGAATTTTAGTTAAAGATCAAACAACTCGTACACAAAACGGTATTTACTCGGTTACAAATGTAGGTTCAGCATCAACAAATTGGGTGTTAACAAGATCAACTCCAGAAGATCAACCTGCTGAATTATCAGGTGGTTCTTTTGTATTCGTTGAAGAAGGTGCTTTAAATGCTAACAATGGTTATACATTTACACACACAGGTGCTCCTACTTTTGGAACAACTAATTTAGATGTATCTCAATTTTCTGGTGCAGGTCAAATTACTGCTGGTGCTGCTATGTCAAAAGACGGTAACCAATTAGATGTTGAAGTTGACAATTCTTCAATTGAAGTTAATACAGACGCATTAAGAGTTAAGGCATTAGGAATTACAAACGCTATGTTAGGTGGTTCAATTGAAACAACTAAACTTGCAAATCCATTTATTACTTTAACAGATGAATCTTCTACAACAGGAAGAGTTTATTTAGAAGAAAATTTAGAATTTTTAGCAGGAGAAGGAGTTAACACTATTGTTGATAACAACACAATTAGAATTGAAGGTGAAAACGCTTCAAACTCAAACAAAGGTGTTGCTAAATTCCATTCTGATAATTTCACGGTAACCTCTGGTGATGTTATAATATCTACGGTTGATGGTGGTACTTTCTAATGAATATATTTCAAAAAATTAAATGGTTTTTTGTTTCAGGAGCTCCTTCTATAAAAAAACCTAAAATATCATTAAAAGAATTAAAAAATAAAACTAAAAAACAATTAGAAAAAATTGGTAGAAAATTAGGAGTAGAGTTAGATAGAAGATTATCTAAATCTAAACTTATAAAAAAAATACAGAAATTAAATAAATAATGTCAACGGTAATTAAACCAAAAAGATCCGAAACACCAAATCAAATTCCAGGTGCTTCTGCTTTAGCAGTACACGAATTGGCTATGAATGTTACCGATGGTAAACTTTATACTAAAACATCTGGTAATGTTGTTAAAGAAGTTGGTGGTGCAGGTGCTGTATCTTTACAAACGGTTACAGACGGTGGTGCCGTAACTGATAATGATATTACTTTAAACGGTTCAAATTTAATTTTTGAAGGTTATCAGGAAAACGCATACGAAACAACTATAACGGTTGCAGAACCTACAGGAGATAGAACAATAACTTTTCCAGACGCAGATGGAGATGTAGCAATGCTAGGAGACTCATTAGCGTTTTCAATAGTATTCGGTAGTTAATTATGGCAAGTACATTTAAAAATGCAGGAATAACGGTTCCAGTAGTGGATGACGCTACAGGAAATTTATATACTACTGGTGCAAGTGAACAAGCAGTAATTCACGCTTTATATATTTCAAATAAGAGTACAAGTGCTAGTGCAACCGTAAATGTTAAAGTTACAACTGATGGTGGTTCTACTTTTTATCATATCGGTAAAAGTTTAGAAGTTCCACCAAACAATACATTAACTTTAGACAAACCAGTTAATTTAGAGAACAACGATATTATTAGAGTTGTCGCTGACGCTAATCCTGATTCGTCTTCAGTTGATTGTGAGGCATATGCAAGTATCCTTGCATTAACATAATAATATAAATATAGGGAAAAAATGGCATATCTAGTAAATCATACACCTGCTGCTTCAGTAAAACAGAAATCTTTTAATGGTATAAGAAGAACAAAAGATGGTATGTTATATCTAACTTCAGTAAATCCTAACAAGGGTAATGAAACTATTGAAGTATCAAAGTATTATGAAGATGGTAAGTCAGATTTTGTCGGAAGAGCAGAAACAGATTATGTTGACGAAAGATTAGAGATGTTTGATGTCAACTATTTTACAACTGATGGTACAGCATATCAATATACAATAGGAACACCAGTATTAAACGAGTCAAGGATTGCAGTATTTTTAGATGGTGTTCAACAAGTTGCATTTTCAGACTTTGTTTTAGTCAATAATACCGTAGTTACATTTACACTAATACCAAAGACTGGATTGAGTATTGTAGTTGGTCAAGTTAAGAAACGATACTTTAATAATGATAGTGATAAATTTCAACAAATTAACTTTTCAGTAAATCCTACCACAACTTTTCTTATAAATAGTTCTAGTGGTGATTTAGTAAAAAGATCAAATGCAGGAGTAGTAAGATCCGCTGAAGGTTCAGACGATTTTGATACTTTTGAAGACACAACGGCAAGTTCAGGTACGACAACTTACCAAAGTGCTGTATAACAAAATGGGAAACTAAAGAGAGAAATTAAATGGCAGATTTTAAACTAGGTAGACTTAAATTTAAATGGAGAGGTGATTGGGCAACTAGTACAGGCTATGTTATAGATGACATAGTTAAGTACGGTGGTAATTCGTATGTTTGTATAGCAAACCATACATCACCAAACGCAACAGATTTATTTTATTCACAACCTGCAACTTACACAACTAATTGGCAATTACACGGAGAATCATTTTACTTCAAAGGTGCCTACGCAAATTCAACTTGGTATAAATTAAACGACCTAGTATCTTACGGTGGTAAACAATACCGAGTTACAACTGCTCATACTTCTTCAAGTGCAGTTTTAGATAGTTCTAAATTTGAACAATATTCAGACGGTATCACTTTTAGAGGTGATTACGCTTCTTCAACTCAATACAGATTAAACGACCTAGTTAAGTATGGGGGAAGAACATACAGAGTCACAACTGAACACACATCAGCTTCAGGTGGCGATATTAATATAGTATTAGGAAACTTTTCACTTTATAGTGAAGGTTTAGCATTTAGAGGTGATTGGGCTGCGACAACATATTACAGATTAGATGATGTTGTTAAATTTGGTTCATATCAATATAGATGTACAACTGCTCACCAATCAGGTGCAACTGCTGATGATTTTGCTCAGGCAAATTTCTCAATCTATTCAGAAGGTTTACAATTTGAAGATTCATACAACGCAAGTACGGTTTACTCTAAAGGAGATGTCGTAACTTATGGTGGATATTCTTATGTGTTTATCGCTGCTGAAGAAGCTTCAGGACAAACTCCTGCTGACAATGCTACTTGGGATGTAGTAACTACTGGTTTCAATGCAACTGGTGTTTACTCTCACGGAACAGCATACAAAACTGGAGACACGGTTCAGTACGGTGGTAATTCATATGTTTCTATTTTATCTTCAACAAATGAATATCCTGCTCAGGCTACTGGTGCAGTTAACTCAACTTACTGGAAAGTAGTTGTAGAAGGATTTAAATGGAGAGGTACTTATGACGCCGCTACAACTTATAATATTGGCGATGTTGTTAGATATTCTTCAAACTCATATGTACAATTAAAAGATCAACAAGTAAATGTTCAACCTGGTTCAGACGCAACCGTTTGGACAATTCTTGCTCAAGGAGATACTGCTGCTGTATTAACTACTCGTGGAGATATTCTTTACGAAAGTTCTGGTGGTGTTGCAAGATTACCATTAGGAATGCCTGGTGGTGTTTTAACTAACGATGGTTTAGATATTAAATGGAGTGGAGTTTCAGGTAAAAATATTTTATGGGTTTCACCAAGTGGTTCAAATAGTAACCCAGGTTCAGAATCATTACCTTACAAAACGGTTCAATATGCTGCTACTAAAGCAAAAGTAGATTCAGTAAGAGAAATAGAAAATGTATCTGGTGGTACTGGTGGTACTGCTAATGTTTATAATGATGTTAAGGCAATTGCATACAAAGAATTAACGGTATCAGCAGTTCCTACTACAACATCATTTGAAGTTCAATTAGGAACATCAACTTATACACACACTTATGTTAGTGGTGGTGAAGTTAAAAAATCAGATAACTCAAATTTAACGGTTACAAACGGACCTTACAATCATACAACTGGTGTAGTTACAATCACAACTTCAGGTGTTCACGGTTTATCAATTAATGATAAAGTAAGAGTAAGAGATTTAGATTACACTTGTGCTCTTGGTGCAAAAACTTATCCTGCTGTTGGTAAAGACTCTTTCTTTAGAGTAGATACAAATAGTGGTCTTGTTAATGTAGAAATACAAAATGGTACAAGCGAACACAATGTTGGAGACAAATTATATATTGATGGATCATTGATCGGTAATGCTACCGTTCCTATAACTATGGATGTTAAATCTGTTGCTGGAGATATTTTAAGAATTAAAAACGGAACTTACAAAGAAACTTTACCTTTAAGAATTAGAGCAGGTATTTCTGTAATGGGAGAAACTTTAAGAAATACAAGAGTTACTCCTGCAAGTGGTTCAGGTACACAAATTAAAACTATGAAGGTGGTTAATAATCCATCTTCAGGTAAAACTAATGGAGAGTACAAATATCTTCACCCTAGTAAAATTGAAAAATCTTATACCGTTGTATCAACTCCAGACTCAACTTCATTTACAATTAATGTAGGCACAGATTCCAGAGTACACACTTATAAAAGAGGTGGATTAGTTACAAACGCTGCTTTTGGTGAATTAGTAGTAGCTAGCGCTCCTTACGATAATGCTACAGGTGTTATAACAATCACAACTACTGGTGCTCACGGATTATCTACTAGTGATGTTATTAAACTATCAGGTTTACAATATAGTTGTATAGAAGGAGAAAAAACATATCCAAAAGTTGGATTAGGTGCAGTATTCAATGTAACCGTTCAAGGTAATAAAGCAGTTGAAATTAATACATATCACGGTGGTTCAGGATTCCACGTTGGTGATGTTATCACTTTAGCGTCAGGAGATACAGGCGGAAGTGGTGATATTACTTTAGAAGTTGGTTCATTAGAAGATAATGACGCTTCAAATATGTTCCTATGTAATGACGCAAACAATATTAGAAACTTTACATTCACAGGTTTAACTGGCAAGAAAAAGGCTGGTGGTTTATACCAGGTAACGGTAACAAGTGGAACATCATTTACGGTTCCAACAGCAACCCACGAGCTAGCACACACTTATGTTAGTGGTGGTAATGTTATTAAAGAAGGTTCAGAAGCATCCGATATTACGGTTGCTAATTACGCATATGCTCACGCAGCTGGAGAAATAACGGTTAATACAAACTCAGCACACGGATTAACAACAGGTGATTGGGTAACTCTTGGAAAAGCAAAATTCATTATTACAGACGCAGGCGAAAGAGTATTACCTAAAGGTTTGATAATGGCTTCAGTTATGTCATTAGACCCAGCAGGAAATATTAAATTACAATCTCCATACATACAAAACTGCACATCAATAAATGCTGGTGCTTGCGGAATGCAAGTTGACGGTAATCTACACAAAAACACTCACACATCATCTTACAAATCAATGTTAGGTAATGACTTTACTCAAATCAATAGTGATGGTATGGGTATTCACATCCTAGGAAAAGGAAGAGTTGAAGCAGTATCAGTATTCGTTTATTATTGTGAGAAGGCTATTTACGCTGAATCAGGTGGATTTATTAGAGGTCTAAACTGCTCACACGCATACGGAGAACAGGCTTGTGTTGCAGAAGGTACAGATGAAGATGAAGTTCCAGTAAACTTACAAACTAGAGGTTTAATGTTGAAATACAATGCTGCTGGTTTCGTTGGTGGTGCTACGGTTGCAGATATTGAAAATATGATTACAACGCAAGGACAAGGTACTGCTGTAATTCAAGGTGCTACTTCAGGTGCAACTGCTAAAATATTCAGATTTAATACTTCATTAACATATTTACATATAGAAAATATAAGTGGTAACTTCGTAAACGGAGAAGTATGTACAATTGAAAAAGAAGATTCATCTACATTCCAAGTTACACTAGACGGAAGTTTCGGTTCACCTGCTCAACAAGGTCAAAGAGGACCATTACTTGCAGTTAAATCAGGAACAACAACTTTAAACGCAACTGGTATAATTAAACTTGCTTCAAATGTTAAATTTGCAGGCGATACAAAATATTATAGAGTTGGGTTAGTATCTGAAGAAGATACAACTGCTGGAACTGCTGTAGTCAGATTAACGGAAGATATAGGAACTAGTAAGGCAAAAATTGATAGTATAGTAACTGAAGTGTCTAGTAATTTCTCAAACATTCGTTTAACAGGCCACGATTTCTTAAATATCGGTACTGGTGATTTCATAACTACAAATTATCCAGGAATACCTACTCAAAATCCAGACCAAGATGATGAAATTATTGAAACCGATGGTGGTAGAATCTATTGGGTATCTACTGACCAACAAGGTGACTTTAGAGTTGGAGATTTATTCAAAATTGAACAGGCAACTGGTACTGCTACTCTTAACGCAGACGCCTTTAACCTTTCAGGATTAAGTGAATTAAAACTTGGATCTATCGGTGCAGAATTAGGTGCCGCTATTAACGAATTTAGTACAGACGAAAC